CGAACACGAAGCACGCGAAAAAACGCCTGCAGGATGTGTCTGTATTCTGGCGTGTCGTTTTCGTCTTAAGGAGGTACAGCATGTTTAACCTCCAGACCCTGACAGCAAAAGCACGCGAGCTGCGCGGAAACGTGGTAAAAGCCACTACCACGAAAGGCACCCGCACCATGACCCCTGTTTATGAACGGGAAGAGCAGCGCAAACTGCGCGAACGCATCCAGCAGACCCAGCCGGACTGGGTTTTACTCTGGTGGGATATTGCAACCGTTACCGGCTGGCGTACCAGCGACGTGTGCAACTTCCGTTACTCGTGCATCAACTGGGAAACCGGCATTGCAACAATCATCGTAGCGAAGCAGACCAAAGCAGCAGAAGCCAGAGCTACCCGGAAGGGGATCGAGATTGTTCGCCAGCAGCGCAAGGACGCTGCCCGGCTTGCTGGCGATCACATTGGGTACATGCACTGGGATAGCGTGAGCTGCGACGAACTGGCCGCCGGCATGACGGAAGAAGAACAGGCGATCGTGTTTGAGCTGGTGGCAAAGGCTGAAGTGAAGCACGACACCAAACAGCTGCCGCCGGGCATCATCAAACGACTGCGCGAACGCATGGAGCGCAATCTTATCGGTGATGACCTGGTATTTTCCCGCAGCCAGATTGAAAGTAACCGTTGCCAGTCTCTGGAAGGTAGCGTGAGCCGCCAGACAATCTGGAAGAAACTGCACAACGTAATGCTGTGGTTTACCCGCGTCGTAAACACGCGTCTGCGCCTGAGTGCCTACTCCAGCCGCAAAATTGCCGCCTTTAATCTCATGTCCGCCGGCGGCGAACAGGGCTTGCTGGTCGCCTCTGAAATGCTCGGGCACAGTAACCCGGCAATCACCCGAACTTACCTCCAGTTAGGCAGTAAGGCCTCCGCCATTCAATCCCGTCTGGCCATGGAGGTATCTGTATGAAAATGGTTATCCAATTTTGCCGTCTCGGCGCTTTTGCCGATCACGTATCTGAGCAATTAAATAGTGCGCGATATTGTTTTGCCAGCCAGTCATTAAGGGATGGGGAGGAGAAATTATGACTCCTGTTTACGATCTGGTTCGCCGGGCCGACGGCAAAAACGTTTTCAGTTTCCCGGCCGGCGGCCGCTATCTGGTGGACACGTCAAATGGTCTTCAGTCGATGCGCCCCCTTATGGACGACGAGATCATTTTTACGGTGGAGAGTGCCGCGCGCTTTCTGAGGAAAATTGGTTATCAGGTAATCCCGCCAGCAGCGTGAGGTAAAAAATATGACGATTAAAAATTCCGGCTTAGCTGCTGGTGCCCGCGCTCACCCTGAAATCAGGCCGGGCGATAAATGGAAGGACAGTCGGGGCAATATCGTAATTATCGAAAGTTACCGATTCGACAGAGTGACATTTTGCCGCGAGGGGTACAGCTCACCGTGTTTTTGCACGCCAGAACGACTGGTGCGGGAATTTGAATTTGTTTCTTCCGCGCCGGGCACCAGTGGAAGAGATATCGATCGAATTATGCGGGTGCAGGGCATCGAACGAATTCGGGTTATGCGGGAAATCATCAGGGAGCGAGGGAACAGAAAATGAAGAATGCACCAAATCTTAAAAAGCAGCCGGCGGATCTCATGGAGGAGTCAATCATCTTTGCCGGCGCCGATGCCTGGACGTTCGCCAAAGCATGGCAGGAAATGAACCCGATTGGCGATACGGTGCCGCCGGTTGTGCTGGATAAAAAGCAGCTGGCGGAGCTGGAGAATATCCGGATTGTGGATGATGGCCGGCTCTATGCCCGGGTTTGCCGTGGCGGGCATCTGACCGAACGGCAGATAACCATTCTCGCTACAAAGCTGGCGGTGGCCGGCGTGGAGCGCGCGCAATTCTACTCTGAAGGTTATCAGCTTCTGGAGGACTGGACGCCACAGCTGCCGCGACTCAAAGCCGATGCGGAAGCCGGCAAAAGCATGGTGATCGGCAAACCGCTGACGGATGTAAACCTTCGCGACCTTGCTGATAACGAAAAGGCGCTCATACTGGCCGCGCGTTACACCGGCATTGCGATCAATGAAAACAGCGAAGGCGTGTACGTCTACCGTGCCGGCATCTGGGAGAAAACGTCACTGCTCGAGCTGAGCCGCGAAATGGTGGCTATCTACAACGAGAACAAAACCAACTTCAGCAAGCGCGCGATCAACAACGTTATCGACGCCCTGAAAATCGTTATCCCGGTAATGGGGGAGCCGCGGCGCAGCCTGATCCCCTTTGCAAACGGCGTCTACGATATGGAAACCGGCGTTTTCTCCGAACACAGCCAGGATAACTGGCTGACAAACCATAACGGCGTGACCTATACGCCGGCGGTGCCGGGCGAAAACCTCCGCGACCACGCGCCGAACTTCCATAAGTGGCTAAGTTACGCATCAGATAGAGACGCAATTAAGATGCAGCGCATCGCTGCAGCACTCTTTATGGTGCTGGCGAACCGGTACGACTGGCAGCTGTTCCTCGAGATAACCGGGGAGGGCGGCAGCGGGAAAAGCGTCTTTACCCATATCGCCACGATGCTGGCCGGCGCACATAACACCGCCAGCGGGAACATGGCGGCGCTCGACAGCGCGCGCGGGCGGGCGCAGTTCGTCGGGAAAAGCATGATAACGCTTCCTGATCAGCCCAAATATTCAGGAGAGGGCACCGGGATAAAAGCGATAACCGGCGGGGATGCCGTGGAGATAGACCCGAAGCATGAACACCAGTACACCGCCGTTCTGCGGGCGGTGGTTGTGGCCACGAACAACACGCCGATGATTTTCACAGAACGTGCGGGCGGCGTTTCCCGGCGCCGCGTAATTTTCCAGTTTAACCGACGCGTCAGCGAAGAGGATAAGGATCCCGACCTGGCAGAAAAGATATCCGCTGAAATTCCGGTGGTTGTTCGCCGGCTGCTGGCGAACTTTGCGAACCCGGAAAAAGCGCGGGCGCTGCTACTGGAGCAACGGAACAGCGAAGAAGCACTGGAGGTGAAGCAGAAAACAGATCCGCTATATGCCTTCTGCGCTCACCTTGAGCGGCTGGCTGATTGTGCGGGAATGATGGTAGGAAACCGCAATCCGCCTCACTATCCGCGAATTTATCTCTATCACGCTTATCTGGCATTCCTTGAGGCCAACGGTTTCGACAAACCGCTGACGCTGAATAAATTCGCAGAGGGGATGGAAAGCGCGATGAGGGAGTTTAATCACGAGTACCGTAAGGAACGGAGAGCCCGTGGCATGGTGACTAACGTCGAACTTTCGGAAAGTGCGGAAGACTGGTTACCTCAGACGCATCCTGTAGCCGGTCATAAAGAATGAAGTTCAGATAAATATGGAGAAAGGTATACATGGTATACATCGAGAGAATAATTTATATATAAATCAGTGAAATAAGCCATGTATACCTTGTTTTCAGGTATACACAGGGTGTACATGGTGTTCATTCTCACATTAATCATCTGATGGTTTATTAAACAGAATGATGTATACCGTGTAGACCTGAAATCCCAAAATGTAGGCTGGTATTCATGGGTTAATATATTGTTTTATAAGTATTTTGTTGCCTTTGTGAACACCATGTATACCTTGAGGGCAAATTCTTTAAAACGCATCCACTCTTTTCACGTTGTGAACCCCTGCTATTTCATTAATATCGTTTCATAAATCGCAATTGATTATTTTATTGTTGCGATTAATGAAACTTTAACGGTCGCTATTACAGGGGGCATCATGAGCAAGGTTAACGTTAAGCCCGTTCTGCTGAACGGGGAACAGATTCAGGCTCTGAAAACCATTCAGGAGAGGGAGCGCCAGAAGTCGGGCATGGGGATCGCGCCGTCAATCCATGCTGTTGCGCGCAAGGTATTTGATGCGGGGCTGTCAAAAATGGAGGCAGGGCAATGAGCTACTCAATCAAAATTGGGAAACACAGCATCGAGCTGGCAGGTTATGCCGGTAAGGTTGTTGCGCCAAATACTCAGATGGCCGCTTTATTCCGTGGTATGGCGGGCGAACTCACCAGCCTGAGGACAACGGCGCAGCAGGCCGAAGCTGAGGCGGATTTGCTGGACGTTATCCGCAACGATCCCGATCTGAACGAACAGGCAAAAAACCGCAGGGCAGGTGAAGCCCGGAACCCGGACACGCTCAAAGACTTTACCCGCGGGGTGGCAGCCGTAAGCGAGCAGGCCGCAAACATTCTCGATTACCTGAAGAACAAGCTCGCGCCGGTTAATCCACTGGCATCTGATGATGTTCAGGGATTCATGCGTGACAGTGAAATGCGCCAGGCATTCGCCCGACTGGATCGCCGCAGCCAGGAAAAAATGCTGCTGTCGATGCACAGTGGAAAGCATCAGGAGCTGGCGGACGCTTTACTAAGGGCGCACGCAGTGTGTTCTGGACTCGATACGGAGCAGCTAAAACGTCTCGGCTTCTCCCGTATCGCATCGGAGAACGGGCAGGTGATTAGCGCGGTTGCCGATCTGGTCGACGCGGTAAGGAAGGACGTCGCACAAATTACAGCTGTCCGAACCTGGTATAACAATCTCGTTTACGGGAAGAACGACGATCCATCAGAAGTTCTGCCCCGCATGACCGGCCTTGATCAGTTAAGCGAACATGTCAGCGCGATGCTCAAAGGCAGCCAGCGGCAGACACATTCAGAAGAGAAGCAGGCCGCCTGAGGGCGGCTTTTTTCTGCCCGGAGGGAAACATCACGATGCTATTAAGTAAATCAGCCTACGCCAGGCATATGGGCGTCAGCCGGCAAACTGTTTACGGCTGGATAGCCCGCGGTGAAATTGTAATTTCAGGCGATAAAGTGGATGTCGAAGCATCGCAGGCTAAACAAAATTCTGCTGGTGCTGGTGCTGGTGCTGGTGCTGGTGCTGGTGCTGGTGCTGGTGCTGGTGCTGGTGCTGGTGATCGTCACAATGCAATGACGTGGGCGCAGGCCGCCGCGTGGGTATGGGGGCATGACGGCGGTAAAGAGTTGCCGGCTGATATTAATGCTGGCCAGCGAATAGAGGCAGCAGCCGCTGAGCTGGGTTTTGATGTTCAGCACGAGCCCGATGAACAATTGCTGATTCTCTTCCGGCCGGATGAAGAAACCCACAGCTTCTATGGCAAAGACCGTGCAGCAGGCGCTTTACGGTTTCTTCGTTCTGAGCTGGCTTACGTTGCCACAATGCACCCCGATACGCTGGATGACTGGAACAAAACTGGTTTAATGTCACTCTGCCTGCTGGACGGCGAAAAACTGTAAACCCCCCAGTCCCTCAAACTTGACACTTTTTCGCGAGAAACTGGGGAAAGTGTCAACCCAACCTAACGGATCCTGACGCCTACGAACAGCAACAACAGCAGAAGTGTAAAGGGCTGGCGTTGAGATTTGTTGAGCCTTGGCTGTTAACTTTTGTTAATCCTGATGCGAAGCAGGGCAGGTGTCAGCCTGTTATGGTTTGTTATGCCTGTGTCAACGGCTGCCACTTCAGAAAACTTCAGATGTTCGCCCATAAAGTGGCTTTAAGATTTGGTTGACGTTGGCACAACATAGATAGATATCTGTAGCTGAGCTTTCTAAGTTACCGTTGATTTCTTCGGTAAATGTTATCTGGAATAATGATTGAATATATTTGTGAGTTTTATTGAGTGGTTGTTAGGTGATGGTTAATAATTTCAAGTCTAATGACTTTTCTTCTTGGATAGCATTTTTTTCAGCAACGAACCTATTTGTGGATTAATTTGAGATTCTAACTTCGATGCTGATTTAAGGCACGATAAGACTTTAGCATTTTTAGGCTACAGCAAAACCAGACCATTCTTGAGGATGGTTATGAACGGTGCTATTATGGTCACTCATATATATCTATTTGATTTTAAAGTGTTTTTTTATGGCTTTGCCAGCGGATTTTTTTTGTGCTGGATGTGTGGTCTGTATACCAATCTTGGTGTAACTATACTATCATTCGTAGTACGAAAAGATCAGCATCTTGGTAGGGAACGCATGGTAAACAAGGCTAATAAGGAAAAAGATGTAAAAATTAGGCTAGCCTTTGAAAGGTGGCAGAGAAGAGTTTCTCGTCAAGGGAAAGAATATTCGCAGTTTCGTCAGCAAAAAAAGTCTCAAAAGAAAAAAGATAATACCTTAATTCGGTTTCCATCTGAGTTTTCAATATATTCACCAGATAAGCCTCTGTTTTTTGTACGCTCTCTTCGCTCGATATATGAGGTTAGGAATAAAATATATAATCCTGATGAGAGATTGTATTTGGATTTTACAAATACAAAAACAATGAAAATGGCGGCATTAGTAATCCTTTATGCCAGTGTTGAGACTTCAATTCGTAAAGGTTTATCGTACAGAATATTATTTTCAACAGATTTTAAGGTTAATCAGCTTTTAAGAGACTCAGGTCTTGTCGCTTTATGTCGGGGCGAAAAAATAAAACCTGTCTTCGAAAATGTTGAAAATTTACCAATTATTAGTGGGGTTGGTGGGGAATATAGAGATGAGATTATAGATTTCATTCAGAAAGAAATTTATAAAAACAAGATGAAACCTGAAACAGAACACACATATGCAGATGCTGTTCAGGAAGCAATAAATAACGTTGGTTTACACGCCTATCCACATAAAAACAATGATGAAAAGCAATGGTGGCTTGCATGTCACGTAATTCATGATCAACTTTATCTTGCTATATATGATGAAGGTGTTGGTATACCTGAAACAGTAATGCAGAAGACATGGTTTATGAGTACGCTTAAATCAGAATATCCAGGCCTAAAAGTTGCTGTTAAAGAAGAGCTTGAGAGAATAGGTTTAGGTTATACAGAACGCTCTAAAGTGAAAGTGGGTATTGTTTCTGATGCAGTAAAAATAGCAATTTCTATGATTGGAGACGTAACCGGTACTGCCAATGATAAACATGGTCAAGGGAGTAAGAGTATCAAAGCCTTGGTACTAAATAATGAACATGGAAATCTCTGGATTTACAGTAACTTAGGTATGTTTAAGCTTTCTAATCAGAAAGGTGATAAAATTAACGAGTTAACTCATAAAGTACCAGGTACTTTAATTCAGTGGAACATCAAGGTCAGCTATGAAGACTAAAAATATCAATGTTATCAAAGACTTCAACAGTAAACCTTACGGGCGCTATCCTGACGATGGGGCTGGCTGTGGGGAAAACTTCCGTAAATATCTGGCAGGCTTTCTCAAAGAGTATGATTTAGTTCATGTTGAGTTGACTGGATATAATCGTTATGGGCGTTCATTTATTGATGAAGCGTTTGGTGGTTTGATCCGAGTAGAAGGCTATACATTAAGCCAACTTAAGAAAAAACTGACCTATACTCATAAAGATATTAAGAGTATCGAGACCTTGATTGATGAAAGATTGAATAAGGCAGAGAGCGATGCAGGCAGAGGTTAATTATACAAGTATTGGGATTGCTATAATTGGTTGGCTTGTTGCGTCTTATTTCAATAATAGAGCATTCAAGCGGAATGACATATCTAGGCAAAAGGATAAGATTTGCCAACAAATAGAATCTCTATTTGATAAAGTTTTAGACAAGCTTTCTTCAAGAGATACTAAAGAATTAGAGTTGGATAATTTTTTGGCTTCAAGTGTTTCATTGATTGAAATGCAGTTATCTCATTTGTCACAAAGAATTGGTAAGAAATTATTATGCGATGAGAAGTTATCCTCTCTCAGATCGACACCTTTAGATTTGTTAAGTAAAAAGTGTGATTATAAAAATGAACTTCATGAGATGAAATATTCAGTTTTAGAGGAAATTGAAGGTAATTATACAAAATGGTTTTTTGATAGTTACTTGAAAAAAATCAAATCCATATTTACATCAAAACGTAACACACCAAATACTGATCCAGATAGTCTACCTTAATAACTAGCGCCTTGTGCACAAGGCGCAAACGAGTTACATGTGTATAAAATTTGAAAGGTTAAACTTGTCTCAAACCTCATCTAACATATTGTTACCCACAGTTTTATCTGCTTAACAGGGAAGGATGTTAAATGAGTTGGGGGTACTTTTGGGGGTATCTCATAAAATAAAACGAAATAAAAATCATATTTATCAATGGCTTCATGGTGTTTGTTTTGTTCCTATTATCGCACCATTTCAAACTTTTCCCAAATCTACCGAAACCAACTAAAAGCCCGTATACTGCGCTTTCTGGCCGCATCTTATCTCCTGATATCAACTTGCCGCCACGCGCAATCACGACATCGTGACGATCATCCTGAATGAGGACCGGGTGATTCCGGCGATATT